ATTAGCTCCAGGTTGTTAGAACGGATAGTGACATTTCGCAAGAAAGCAGGTCGCCGGATGCTGCGCTCAATACGCTTGGCTGGCTAACTGCTCCCACATTATAGGTCAAGGTGGATGCTGCGAGTTTGTTGAACACGCCAATTAAGGCATCTTCAATTCCATTTAGGTTGCCTTCGTTATCAAACAAAGGAACTGTGATGATTATCTTAAAATTAGCAGTTGGAGCAATCGTATTGTGTTGATTGTTGTTTGGCTCTAAATATGGATCAGAAGGGCTAACAATTACAGAGTTAGCAAGAACTGTGGCTGGTGGGAATGCAAATGTTTGCCACTTAGTGTTATCGACTAATGCTGTCGCAATCGTGGTTCTAAGAGTAGTGAGAGCAACTGGCATTATCCGACCATCGAGTCAGGGCTCAAAGCGTGAGAAATTAATCCTCTAACGCGAGCCAAGAGAGTGTTACCCATGCGATATGGGCTAGGAGTAAAGTCTGGTGATACGCCGCCAGAGTTGCTTACTTGGCGAGCCTGCCAGATATCAACTGAAATCATTAGTGCAGCTTCTTGAACTGCTGAGTCTGCTGACCAGTCTGTGTAAGTTGTTGTAGATACTGTGCCATAAGGACGTATTGGATGACTTGGTGCAACGGCATTATGAGATGTTGCTACAGTAATTGAATAATCATTCATGCTAGTAATGGTCTTAGTGCCAGCAAAGTTTGCACCGGAATTGGCAATAGTTACGCTTTGTCCGACATAAAAAATGTCTCGAACTGGCTCATTGAAATAAAGAGTTCCATAACCAACTATATTGCTATGAGCAACTGCATACCAAGTTGGACTCCAAAGCATTGGAAGAATAACTGCATCTGTAGCATCGCAGACTTCTTGAAGCGTTGCATCAGAATATAGAGAGCCGACACCTAGAGCTGAGCGAAGTTCAGCAACTGTTGTTAATGACATTCCATATCCTTTCTAAAGACTTGCAGGGGGTCAAGGGCTGCGACCCCCTGCAAGCGACTTAGGGTGTTACTTACGCCTTGTTGTTCTTGAACGCACCAGCGCCTACCTTTGTCGCGATTGCGCCAAAGCCGTAGTAGCCGATTGTTACTGAACCTGCTGCAGTTGATTCTGCGCGTAGGCGGTATGTTGGTGACTCGTACCATGTGTAAGCATCTGGGTTAACGATGATGATGGAACCATCTGTGTCTGTTCCAGAAGCTGTGTTTGGTGTTACATAGAGGTTGAGTCCTGCAACGTTTCCTTGAAGTGCTGTTGGTACTGCTGATCCGCCAGCGTTCATTGGGTTTACTGCGTTGTAGATTGGACGACCTGCATCGTTAAGAGTCATGATGTTTGACCATTGTGATGTGTTTACAATCATGTTGCGAGCAAATGGATTTGAAAGTCCAAGAGTCGCGTTGTAAACAGATGCTGAACCACGAGCAACAACTCCAAGAAGTTCTGCTGCTGTTGGGTAAGTTGTTGTTGTTGTGCTATCAAGTGTTGCACCAGAGATAAGAGCTGCATTTACTGCTGCATCTGTTGCCTTTGCGTAAGCTGCGCCCATGTTGCGGACGAGTTCATCGAAGAATGCTGGAGATGTACGATCTAGAAGTTCAACAGAGAATGTCTGTTGTCCAGCGTACTTCTTCACATCTACTGACAAGAATGATGAGTTCTGGTCTGTGTCTGAGAATGCTGCGTTTTCAGCTGTTTGTGCAACTGTTGGCATTTGTGTGATCTTTGGAATCTCAAAAGTCATGCCGGCATCAGGCAAAATTCCACGGCTGATCGCTTCTATGCTCGGTCTAATAGTAGTACCGAGTGGGTTGATGATTTCTTGCAACTGACGAGTTGGTACAAGACCAGCGTTGTCTGATGTGTCGTCTGCTGCGCGTAGGTATTGACGAGCTGACTCATCACCTAGTGCTGCGCGGATTGTGTTTTCTGCATACTTAGCAGCTGTGATTTCAATGCGTGGCTTTGTGTAAGCCATTGCTGTAACAGTAGGACGAGCAGCCTCGACAGCCGCAGCTTCTACTGATGGTGTTGCTTCGACTGCTGTGGTTTCTTCCACTACTGTCTCGCTTTCTTTTGGTTGGGTTTCGGTTACAGCTTCTTCTACCTTTTCGGCTTCTTCAGCTGCGATATCAGTAACTTGAGCAGACTTAAATGCTGGCTCTGTTACTAAACTGACTTCGACTAAGCGAGCAGCGGATACATAAGTCACGCCGTCCTTAATCTTTGATTTCAAAACTTCTGCGCCAATGCTAAGTCCGGACTGCAAGCCTTCTTCTGCTAAGATAAGAGCTTCTGTGCCGCGTTGTGAACGACTAATTGAGAATACGGCGTTGATTGCATCTTCTGATTCTGAGAAGCTAACTGCACGACCAAGTGGCTTCTTTGTATCGTGTTGGCTAAGCAATTTAATTGATTTAGCATCTGGGATTTCGATTGAGCCAGAAGCAAAGATAACTTTGCCGTAATTGGTTGAGCCAGCCTCGACATTCAATGGCACAATTTTGCCAGAGATTGTTCGGCTAGCAGAGTCAGCAGTTAAATCGGCTGAGAAGGTTACGATTTGTGTCATGCCATACCATTGCTTCCATTAGGTGTTAGGTCAGTCATTTCCATAGCCTGTTCTGGTGTGATTAAGTTCAGGGCTAATAGTTTTTCAATTACCGCAAGCTCTTCCATTGGGTCAGTACGCAAGAAGTTATGATCGATGTCGAATCGAACTTCGTTGCCACGAGCAGTAATGTCATCCATAGATAGGCGATCTTCAATCGCTGTAATAAATGGCTGTAGAGATAATGTCAAGAATTGCTTGCGCTCATCTTGTACATTTGCATAAGTCATTGAGTTATTGCGGTCTGCTGAAACATAATATGCAGGCACATTGCAAAGGCGCGCACATTCTGTCGCGAGTTGCTCGATGGCTTCTCCGTACATCATGTCTTTTGGAGAATAAGAAACTGGGTTGTATTCAAGAGTAGATGTCAAGTAAGCAGTAGAGCGATTGTTGCGAGCATTTTTCCAAGAAGCAAGCAATCCCTGAACTTCTTTTGGATCAAGGTCTGCTCCGTTGTTCTTAATATAGCCGGTAGCCATTGGTGTTGAAGCTGCGACAGTTGCTGCGCGTTGCACATCTATAGCTGCACGAATTGTTTGAACTCCGGTAGTCAAGATTCCGTCATTGAGTGATTGGAATGTGACAAGAGAGCCAAGTCCATCTTGCGGCAAAGTAACGCCATCAACCGCATAAGACTTTACGAAAGTATTTGTGCTGTCAAGAGTTGCAGTTACTCGATTGTTAGCAATCCATTCAAAGCGAGATGGGCGACCATCTTCTGCATAAGTTTCTACAACTTTCCAGAATGCTTGTCCGTAAAATAATAATGAATCAACAGTCCAGGAAATTGTTACTGATCGTGGCTGTGAGTAAGAAGGTTGGTCGAGCCATACGGGATTTCCGAGTTCTTCACCAGTAGATTTCTTATAAAGGTTGAGAGGAATAGCACCGATTGTGCCGGCTAATAAATTGCGGCATCTAAATAACGCGGGAACGGAGACAGCATCTAAGCGACTTACATAAGCATATTGAAACGGCATTGCATACGGCGAGTATTCGCCTAAGACTTGGGGTGCTGACTGTGCTTCGAGTAAAGGTTTAGTTTGTAGTCCGAATGTTTGCAGTAAGCGACCCATGTTTACATATTAGCACACTTTGTCTAATATTTGACAATTTCGGCGTGTTATGTCTAGGCAATAATTTGAGGCTTTGGAGCAGGAAGCATGAGCTTTGAAACGACCATCGCCAAGCCAATAGGCGCTGAGATATCACCGGCTGATTTTCTCTTAATTATTCGCCATGCAGAGTCATTGACCTTAGCTGCACAGTTATTCATTTGTTGGATCAATTCTGCCTGTCCATTGTGAACCACTCGATGATTTACCAAGCCTTCTAATAAGTCACCACAAGCTTTGTAGAACTGTTGCCCTGACACATCCTCTGTCATTACACCAGATTGAGAAAGTCTGTCTGCAATCGTTTGTGTGGCGTATTTGTCGTAGCAGACTAATCGAGGTTTGTAGATATCGCACCAGGCTTTAATGCTAGCTGCCATCTTGAGTTCATCGATTGCCATTTGTGAACTGTAGGTTTCAAGAATCCCAATACCGATTCGACCGTCTGGCATCAACTGACCTGCAACCAATGATCCATTGCGCCTTGATGGGCTTACATCGAATGCAAAGACTGTGTAAGCGCCAGCAGCCATCTCAAGAGTGTTATCTGAGGTTTCTTCCAAGATTCCATGAGGCCACGGCGATTGAAGGCTATCGATCCATTGACAGAGCGTTTCTGTTCTTGTCTGTTCGATTGGGTTAGTCGCAATAGCTTCTTCAATCGATTCTTTTGTAATTGTAAAGCCTAACGCCGGATTGCTTGGAGCAACGACATTGCGCCAAAACCAATCGCTTGTTATATCTATTTTGCAATACTGAGGAGCTGAGTATTCATAATAACCAAAGGTTTCTGGCGGATAATCTTTAGCGCGTTCGACCAAGCCATTTAGAACGCTACTGAAATGATCTCCAGCGTTTGAAGTCAAGAATGTCTGAGCATTTGCTCTGGCGCGAGTTACAGGAACTGCCGCTTTGTAGCCATCTTCTGAGATTTCGCGGATTTCATCGATCCATAAGAAGTCTGCTGTTCTTCCGCGTGGAGATGATGAGTTATCTGAGATTACATCCAGCGTTGATCCGTTAAATAGCTCTATTCGTTCGCCACCGTTGGCATAACGGATTGCCTTTGTCATTGCTTTAAGTTCTGGAGTTGATTCTATGATCCAGGCGATTTCACGAAAGAGCATCAGTGAAGTAGCTCGGTTGGCGCTCATGATGATGACCTTCTTCTCATCACCATAGAACATGCCCCATATAACACGCACTCGACCTAGATGACTTTTTCCATTTTGTCTTGAAATTAAAAGCAAGCTGGTCTTGCGCCGATAATTATTCTTCTTATCGACAGCCATCATGTCTTTGAGCACGAATTCCTGATATGGCATCAGCTTGTCCATCTTTAAGCGCTCAATCATCTCGAAAACTTCAATAGCTCTAGATTTGCCTTTGAGAAGTGGACTGTGGACTCTCGGTTGAGTTGCCCCTCGTAGGGGTTGGACTCTTTTGGGTTTATCTGTCATTGAACTGGATTGGGTCGAATCTTAAACGGACTATCTTGCATCGGTTCGGACTGCATCGGGGATATACGGGCAGA